CGCTAGGTTATATGTTGACCAGATTAGAGATAGATTTTCTAAAGAAGAACTTGATAAGATGTTTGATATACTTTATGACGGAGATAATCGTAATAGAGTATGGGTGCATTCACACTTTGGAACAAATGATATAGATGATATCTTTACTAAGCTTCGCTTTATGATTATAGGATGTGATTGCAAGTGGGTGGTAGTAGACCATTTACATATGTTAGTCAGTGCTGTACATGAAGGAGATGAAAGACGTGCTATTGATTCTATTATGACTAGGCTTAGAAGTTTGGTAGAAGAGACAGGTGCAGGTATCATTTTAGTTTCACACTTACGTAGAGTTGATGGTAACAAAGGACATGAGAACGGAATAGAGGTTTCTCTATCTCATCTTAGAGGTTCTAACAGTATCGGACAACTTAGTGATTGTGTTATAGCATTAGAAAGAAATCAACAATCAGATGATTTTGAAGAGGCAAGGACAACTAAACTACGTGTCCTTAAATCAAGATATACAGGTGATGTTGGTATGGCATGTAGTGTCGTATATGATTCAGAAACAGGCAGACTATCTGAAGTATCTGATAAAGATATAGAATTTGATGAAACACTAGATGAATTATTTTAATGCAGTTAGTATTTGATATAGAAACAGATGACCTTAATGCAACTTTAATTCATTGTATTGTTGCTCAAGATTTAGACACAGAAGAGATTTATAAATTTCCACCTGATAAATTACAAGAAGGTTATAAGTTTTTATCAACAGCAGATACCTTGATAGGTCATAACATCATAGGCTTTGATATACCAATGGTACATAAGTTTAGTGATGTCGACCTGTCTTTTATTCCTGTCATAGATACTCTTGTACTATCCAGATTGTTTAATCCAGCTAGAGAAGGTGGACACAGTTTAGAAAAGTGGGGATATAAGTTAGGTTACCATAAGATAGACTTCTCTGATTATCTTAATTACTCTGAAGACATGATGAACTATTGTGTTCGTGATGTTGAACTTAATACAGCAGTACTAAAAGAACTTAGAAAAGAAAGCAAAGGTTTTGATAAACAATCTATAGAACTTGAGCAAAGAGTAAGTGAGATTATAAAACAACAAGAAGTAAACGGATTTAAATTTGATACCCAACATGCTTTACTTTTACTTGCTGAACTTAGAGAAAAGAAACAAGCAATAGAAGATGAAGTTCATAATACATTTAAACCTAAATGGGTAGACGATAAGTTAGTAACCCCCTACATAAAGAAAGACGGAGACTTATCTAAGCGTGGTCTTACTGATGATGAATACAATAGATGTATTACTACACAGGATATGAATCCTTTTATGAGACAACAGTTAGTTGATTTTAATTTAGGTAGTCGTAAACAGATTGGAGAATATCTTATTGACTTTGGTTGGAAGCCAGATAGGTTTACACCTACAGGTCAACCAATAGTAGATGAGAAAACTCTATCAGAAATAACACATATACATGAAGCTAATCTTATAGCACAGTTCTTATTACTTCAAAAGCGTATAGCACAGATTGATTCTTGGATAGAAGCTACTGAAGAAGATGAAAGAGTCCATGGATTTGTCATACCTAACGGTGCTATCACTGGACGTATGACACATAGAAACCCCAACATGGCACAGGTTCCTAGCTCTCATAGCCCTTACGGTAAAGAGTGTAGAGCTTGTTGGATTGTTGAAGATAACAATGTACTATTAGGTGTTGATGCTTCTGGTCTTGAGATTAGAATGTTAGCACACTATATGAATGACGAGGAATATACAAATGAAATACTCAACGGAGATGTCCACACAGCTAATCAAGAACTTGCAAAACTTGAATCAAGAGATAAGGCAAAGACATTCATCTATGCACTTATGTACGGAGCCGGAGATGAAAAACTTGGTAAAGTGGTTGGAGGAAGTACAGCAGATGGTAAAAGAGCTAGACAATATTTCTTTGATAATAAACCTACATTTAAATCTCTTAGAGACAGAGTACAAAGAGCTTCAACAAAAAAATATCTCAAAGGATTAGATGGTAGAAAGCTTTATGTTCGTAATCAACATTCAGCATTGAACACTTTACTACAAGGAGCAGGTGCTATTGTTATGAAGAAAGGTTTAGTATTGTTGGATGATATGTTAAAATTAAATGGTATAGATTATAAATTTGTTGCTAACATTCACGATGAGTGGCAGATAGAAGTAAAAGAAAGCCAAGCAGATTTTGCAGGAAGACTTGCTGTTGATAGTATTATTAAAGCAGGTGAACATTTTAAACTTCGTTGTCCTCTTGATGGCGAATACAAGACAGGAGTAAATTGGAGTGAAACCCACTAAAGCCTGTACTAAATGTGGTATAGAAAAAGAATACACTGAGGAATTTTTTCCTAAAAGAGAACACGGAAAACTTAGAGCTGATTGCAGAACATGTTATAATAAATATATAAAAGATAATAATTATAAATATGCTAAAACACATATGGTTTATGGTGCAAAAATAAGAGCAAAAGAAAAAGGAAGTGATTTTAATTTAACAAGAGAAGGAATACATTTTCCAGAAAGATGCCCAGCACTAGATATTAAATTAGAACACGGCACTGAGGTTTGGTATAACTCTCCTGCAATAGATAGAATAGATAATACTAAAGGATACTTAATAGATAATTGCATAGTTGTTTCATGTCTTGCAAACACTATAAAAAATTCAGCAACTCCTACACAGATATTAAAGGTTGGTAATTTTTATAAAAAACTATATAAAGAAAAAGGAATAAAAGATGAAACCGAATAAAGAAGATAGAAAGAAGTTTGACATTGACTTAGAGTACGGAGAGATAAGAGAAGATAAGATAAAGGATATGCTTACTGGTAAGAAGATAGAAGTTAAATCAGAGAAAGGTATGTGGATGAAGACAGGTAACATCTGTATAGAGTATGAGTGTTGGAACAAACCATCTGGTATCAGAGCAACTGAATCAGACTATTGGTTTCATAACTTATGCGTAGGAGATAATGAGTTTTGTACTCTTGTATTTAAAACAGATGTTCTTAGAACTATTGTTGATGAGCTTGATAGTTTTAAAACAGTATGTGGTGGAGACCACAACGCAAGTAAAATGTTCTTAGTTAATCTTCAAAAGTTATTCTCTTCAGATGTTATCAAAGCATTTAAGGAGACTGAAGATGAAAAAAAATAAAGAAACACTTGACACTTCCTCTCAAGAAGTATATAATAAACTGTCGGCTAAAAAAATAATAGCTGAATCTGGTCATTGGTATACTCAAAAAGGAGAGCCAATGTACACTATCATTGGTGCCAATGGTAAAGAAAGAAACACTACTTTAAGAGATGCTAAGAAAGAACACTTAGTACCCTCTGTAACTACTGTACTTGGTATGATAGCCAAACCTTCTTTAGAGAACTGGAAAATAAATCAAGCACTTAACTCTGCTTTAACTTTAGAGAAAGACCCTTTAGAATCTATAGAAGAATTTGCATACAGATGTAAGCAAGACTCTAAAAGAATAGGACAAGAAGCTGCAAAAAAAGGTACTAAGATTCACGCCATGATTGAACGTGGTTTCTTAGGAGAAGGCACTAGTAAAACTTATAAAATTATTCAAGCTTGGTTAGATGAAAATTTTCCTAATGAAGAATGGATAGCAGAGGACTCTTTCTGTGCTGATTTAGGTTACGGTGGTAAGATAGATTTATATTCTAAGTCCGGTATCTTTGTAGACTTTAAAACTAAAGACAACTTAGAAGGCAAAGACCCAGCTAAGTTAGTATATGATGAACACGGTATGCAGTTGTCTGCTTACGCACAGGGTTGTGGTTACGATGATGTCGAAAGAGTATCTATCTTTGTTGATAGAGAAGACACAGAATTAATAGCCTGTCATATATGGGATAAAGAATCTCAAGACAAACACAGAGAAATGTTTAACAGTATTTTAAATTATTGGAAACTTGTAAAGAATTATGAATCAAAAAAAGTCTAAACAAATAAGACGCAGAGCAGAAACTTTACTCATAGATTGGATTAGAACTATGGTTCCAGAAGGCGAAGACGCTACTAAAATTACTAAGAAAAACTTACATGAATTTTTACCAGAGCAAACACATATCTTTGCTAACAATAAATTTATGTTAAGTGCATACAGTCTAAGGTGGTTCATTAAAAAAGTTAAAAGAAATCCTAACGTAACCTTAGAAGAACTAAATGCCTAGAAGAGTACCTAGAAAACCCAGACCTAAAAAAGTTAATGTACCTAAAGGGTACGATAGCAAATGGGAATATGATATACATCAAACTATTCTTAAAGGATGGAAACATCATTGGGAAAATATAAACTATGTTGTTAAGCATAGGTATGAGCCAGACTTTGTAAAGATATTTGATGATAAGATTATATTGTTAGAGGCTAAAGGTAGGTTTTGGGATTATGCAGAGTATAGTAAGTATATACATATCAGAGAAGCACTTAATGAACATAGAGAGTTAGTCTTCTTGTTTCAGAAACCTTATGCTCCTATGCCACAGGCTAAGAAAAGAAAAGA